TCTTCCTCAACTACAAACAAGCCATGAATCTTCCTCAAGACCCCATACCTTTCAACCCAGACCTCTGGACCCTTTGCAGACAGGAAATTGAGAACACGTATCTCAAGAAAAGTGCTGCTGCCCTTGTCAATGCCGCCACTCGACAATCACCCGATTTTGACTCCCATGCAATAGCGCTCTTCCTGAAATCACAGTGGGTCAAGAAAACCGAGAAGATTGGTTGCCTCAAAATTAAAGCTGGCCAGACCATTGCTGCTTTTATGCAACAAACTGTCATGATTTATGGTACAATGGCCCGCTACATGAGAAAATTCCGGAACCAATATTGCCCAAGGAAAATCTTTGTGAATTGCGAAACCACTCCAGCCGACTTTAACTCATTCATACTTGACGAGTGGAATTTCAATAGAACTTGCTTTTCTAATGACTTCACTGCATTTGACCAAAGTCAAGACGGTTCCATCCTTCAATTCGAAGTCATCAAAGCCAAATTTCACAACATTCCGGAGGACATCATTGAAGGCTACATTCAAATCAAAACACATGCAAAAATTTTCCTGGGCACTCTCAGCATTATGAGGCTCTCTGGAGAAGGCCCCACCTTTGATGCCAACACTGAAGCAAACATTGCCTACACGCACACCAAATTTAACATACCATGCGATGCCGCACAAGTGTATGCCGGCGATGATATGTCCATTGACTACGTCGCCTCTGTTAAGCCCAGCTTCAACATGATTGAACATTTGATGAAACTCAAAGGTAAACCTGTCTTCAACACCCAAACTCAAGGGGACTACGCCGAATTCTGCGGCTGGACAATCTCACCAAAAGGTATCATCAAGAAACCTGAGAAAATGAATATGAGCATTGAACTTCAGAAGAATATCAATAAATTTCATGAAGTTAAAAGAAGTTATGCTCTTGACCATGCCTTCGCATACCAACTTGGTGATGAATTACATGAACTATACAATGAAAGTGAAGCAGAACACCACCAACTAGCCACAAGGTCTCTCATTCTAGCTGGTCAAGCTACAGCACTAGACATTCTTGATTACGGGTTAAGAGACCTAAAGTAGCGATGGATCATATTCACCACCTCCTCAGCGCCCACGGCTTCACCCGCACCAGACTCGCCAAATCCAAACCCATTGTAGTTCATGCTATAGCAGGCTCAGGTAAGTCTACTGTGATCAGGAAAATTCTCTCAGACCTACCCAACGCTACCATCTAATTGAAATCCAATGGCAAC